TCAGGTGGTAATTCTGGATTAAATTTTGAACAATCAGGCTCAGCTATACAATCAGGAAGACAAAGAATAAAAATTAAAAAAATATATCATTATGAACCTGCAGCTATTAATAGATATTTTGATCCTTATGCAGGTACAGGTACAGGTATACAATCTTTAATGCAAGCTTTTGGGTTTGGTAATTATTCTCCAGGAGTTAATTTTATGTTAATGCCTGTTTATTTTGATGCTTTAAAATTACAAGCAATTGAATTTAATGATACTATAAGAAAATCAGCATATCATTTTGAATTAAATGCAGGTAGATATTTGAGATTATTTCCTATTCCAAATAGAGACTACAAATTATGGTTTGAATATGTTGTAACAAGTACTTCAACTGGACAATCAGGACCTGCTTTTGAAGATAATCCTGTAGGAGATGGTCAAATAGAAAAAGAAACCCACCGAATTACAGATATATCAAATGCTCCTTACACAAGACCTACTTATAAATTTATTAATGAACCAGGAAAACAATGGATTAGAAAATATGCTTTAGCATTATCAAAAGAAATGTTAGGAAGTATTAGAGGTAAATATCAACAATTACCTATACCTGGATCTGAAACTACTTTAGATTATAGTAGATTACTTACAGAAGCTTCTGCAGAAAAAGAAACATTAATTACTACTTTAAGAGAAGATTTAGAAGCAACTACAACACTTTCACAAAACGAAAGAAGAACCCAAGAAAGTATACAAACACAAGAACAAAATAATATAAATAATCCTTATCAAATTTATATACATTAATGATTAGTTTAAAAAAAATATTATATGAAGTTTTAAATAACTATAGTGTAGAAGTAGATTTATTTGTAGATAAATCTGCAGCTGTATATGATATTACAAATGAAATTAGAGCATTACAAGGAGTAACTATTGTAACTATTATTACTCCTGAAGATTATGTACAAAAAACAGGAGAATCAGACGAGTATATTAGATTAAGAATAAAATTTGTAACAAGAGGAGAAGCTAATGATATGTTACAACAATTTTTAGATAATGCTTTAGCAAAAGATAATAAAGATTCTATAAGAATACAAGGAATAAAATCTATGAAATATAGAGAAAAAACTTTAAAACGATTATAATGGCATTATTTGGAGGATCAAGAGACATATCATTATTTCAAACTTTAAGTGGTGAATTATTAAAAGATATAATTCAAACAGAAGTTGCTTATTATAAATTTGCTTTAGAACAAACTAAAATAAATGTATATGGTGAAGCTCCTGGAAAAAATTATTATGAACCTTTAAAAATAGCATGTTTAATAGATAGACAAGACCAATCATGGACATCAGATGATTTTGGATCAGACATAAATCAACTTATAAATTTTAAATTTTTAAAAGATGAACTTAAAAGTATAAATTTAGTACCTGAAATAGGAGATTTATTACTTTTTAGAAATAATTTTTATGAAGTAGATAGTAAAACAGAAAATCAACTTATATTAGGAAGAGATCCAGATTATGCCATATCTGCTGAAACAACAGATCATGGTGATAGTTTTTCAATATTATTAAATACCCATATATCAAGAGTAGAAAAGTTAAATTTAATCCCTTTAAGAGAAGGAAAATATCCATCTACTGTAAAATTAGATGGAGGAATAGCAAACTCAATAGAATAAAATGGCAGATAAAAAATTAATTAATCCAAGAAGACCTATCCCTAATAGTGGATATGATAGATTAAGAACTAATCTAAGAGCTAATTTTCAGCCTGGTTTTCCTATTGATGTTGAAGGAAAAAATTTTGGTGGTTTTCCCGGTCCTGATACTAGACCTTCAGCTAATAAAGGAGATCAAACTTCACGAAAAAAAGATTTAACACAAGATATTTCAATAGGTTTACAAGACCATGATGAAGCTATAATGTATTATTTTAATAATGTAATTAAACCATCAGTTATTATTAATGGTAATAGAACAAATGTTCCTGTAATTTACGGAGCTCCTGAAAGATGGAAAGGAGTTCAAAAAGATGGTTTTTATAGAGATAAAGAGGGTAAAATTCAAGTTCCTCTTATTATGTTTAAAAGAGATAGTGTTGAAAAAAGAAGAGATTTAGGAAATCATTTAGATGGTAATAATCCCCAATTATATTATACATTTCAAGAAAAATATACTAAAAGAAATCAATATGATAATTTTAGCGTATTACAAGGAAGAAAACCTCAAAAAGAGTTATATAGAGTAGTAGTGCCTAATTTTATAAGATTACAATATACTTGTATGATTTGGTGTGATTATGTAGCACAAATGAATAAATTAATTGAAATGATTAATTATACTTCTGATAGTTATTGGGGAGATAAAGAAAGATTTCACTTTAATGCAAAAATTGATACTTATAGTAATACAACTGAAGTTGCTCAAGGTGATAATAGAATAGTAAAAACTAATTTTGGATTAACTATACAAGGATATCTTGTACCTGATAGTTTAAATAAAGTTTTATCTAGTCAAGATTCAAAAGCATATACTAGGTCTAAAATAATTTTTGGAACTGAAATTATTCAAACTCCTAGTATTAAAAAAAGTAGAGAAGAAATAAGAACTCCTATAAATGGTGGTTTAGGTATAAATAATAAATTAACACCAAATGCAGGAGTAGGATACCATATAATAGGAAACGATAATAAAATAGCATAAAATGGCACAACAATCAAGAAATACAGTAAAATCATACTTTCAAACAGGAGATATTCCAACACAACAACAATATGTACATTTAATAGATTCATTTGTAGCTTTAACAAATGATGTAAATTCAGGAAGTATAACCTTAACAGGTAGTTTAAATGTTAGTGGAAACATAAATCATGAAGGAGGAACATTTGCTTCCCCTAATGCAACGATAACATCAGCTAACCTTACAGATATAACAGTTAGTGGAACTGGTTCCTTTAGTAAGATAACTGTAGGAACAGGAGCAACTGAAGTTAGTGAAGAAAGTGGTACTCCAATAATAGAAGTAGCAGTAGTAGGAAATATAAGTGCAAGTGGAATAATATTTAGTGACAGAAACGTTACTAATCAATTTGATATTGGTGTACTTCATAGCGATAGAGCTCTTTTAAAAATACTAGCAGGACATAGTAGTAACCCTTTTCTTAGTGAAGGTAATCCTTCTTTAATGTCACAAAGAGGTCTTACTGTTACACTAAATGGTGGTACTTCAGCTACTTCAGGAGATGAATTTACTTCTGGCTCATTTATAATTGAAAATCATAACGACGGACAATTAATGGGTTTTCCAGGAGTAAACACAACACAAATTTTTAAAATAAGTAATCAAGGTAATATATCATTAGTTAATCATATAACAGCCTCTGGTAATATAAGTTGTAGTGGAACTGTAATAGCTGATAATTTTACATCTACAGGTGGAGATGATCAAATAACATTTACAGATGATTTATTTGTTAATGGTCATATAACAGCTTCTGGTAATATAAGTGCAAGTGGGACAGTAATCGCAGAACATCTTCGTTCTTTTGATGATGCAGCTATAGAAGACCAGCTAACAGCAGGAAGAGTACATTCAATAGGAAGAATCCAAACAGATTCCCATATAACAGCATCAGGTAATATAAGTGCAAGTGGGACAGTAATCGCAGAACATCTTCGTTCTTTTGATGATGCAGCTGTAGAAGATCAACTAACAGCAGGAAGAGTATATTCAGTAGGAAGAATCCGAACAGATTCCCATATAACAGCATCAGGTAAAATAAGCTCAAGCAATACAATAATAGCAAATGTATATCAATTAGAAAAACTTCCTATTCTTACACAGGCGGGTAATACTGTATTTTTTGGAGATACAGGCGGAAGCTCTTTACCTCTAGAAATACTTAATAAAACCAAAATACATGGAACTGCTAATATTACTAGTCATATTACAGCATCAGGTAATATAAGTTCAAGTAATACTGTAACTGCTTTAAAATTTATACAAGATGGCGCTGATGAACCTAATATATTTAGTGGTTCTTTATTCGCATCAGGATTAGCTGCAAGAGACTTTTCAGTAGGAACTATTGATGGCAGTAATAATACACGTGACACAATAATTTGGCCTGCAACTGCAGCACGTCAACATAGAATTTGGGCTGAAAATATGAATCTCGTATTAGATCCTTACAATAATGTTACAGACTCACATTTTACTATTTGGAAAGATCATACTAGTGCAGGAACAGGACTCGCAGCGGGTACCCAATTATTTAAAGTAGATGAAAGTGGCAATATATCAGGATCTAATGAGTTAGTAGGTGTAACAACAGCATCATTAGGTTCTTTAAAAATAGATGGAGCTAGTGTTGATTTTACAAATTTACCAACATCTGATAGTGGTTTACCAGCAGGTAGGTTATATAGAGATGGTAATAATGTAAAAATAGCTACATAATGGCTACAAAAATATCATGGAATAATGCTAATTTTACTTGGAATAATAATCCTCATACATGGAATGAAGTTTTATTAGTAATTGAGGCCATAGGAAATAATGCACGTCCTTTAGAAGAGGAAATGCCTTGGATGAAGTGGACTCCTGAAGATGATAGAAAAAAACGTTTAATTAAATTAATTTGTAAAGTAAAAGGACAAACTATTATAAAAGAAAAACAAATACAAAATTATAAAATAAAAATTTCAGACATTAAATTATTAGCTGAAAAAGTATTAGGTATAGAAGTACTAACAGAAAATATTAAGTTTTAATTATTATTTTATATTTATAACCATGTATAAATTATTTACAGATAAATCAGAACTCTTTGAATGTGATATTAAACTTCAAGGAGCAAGTTTAAAAAAATCAAAAGCAAGATTAGTAGTTGAAACTTCTGATTATGCTTTAATGTTTAATGGTTCTATATCTAATTCAGGTAAATGTGAAATTCCTATAAAAAAATTAAAAGGATTAATAGAAGAAGACACTACAGGCAATATACGTTTAGAAGTAATAGCTGAAGATACTTATTTTACACCATGGGAATCAGAATTTGAAGTAGAAACTAGTAAAAAAGTAACAGTAGAAGTAAAATCACAAACACAATCTAAAAAACCAATTGTAGAAGCAAAAGTTAAAGTTACTAGTTCTGAACAACAACATGTAATTAATTTACTTAAATTACTTGTAAATGAAAATATTAATATTAAAAATATTTCATATAAAAGAAATAAACTTAATAATATAGTTGCAACATATTTAAAAGAAAACACTATAAAAGATACTGAAAAAGTTATAAATGGTGTTTTAAAAAAATTACAAAAAAAGAAATAAAATGGTTATAAATGGCTCTACCAAACTTCACAGATCAAAAAATACAGGATACTTACCAAAGAGTAGTCCAAACAGATGGTACTAAAGTATTTGATGGTACTGGTAGTTTACTTCCCATAGAATTCGATGAAAATAATGTAATAATTTCAGGAACTCTTATTGCTCAAT